TAATCGAGCAGGAATAAATTTTCGGTGAAACAAAGCTTGTCCTGCTTTAGCGTGATTATCTGGATATCTTAATTCTCTTTTTGTATCTATGTCTGTTGCAACAAATTTTGTATTTGGTGGTGATGGATCTATATACATTTTTTTAACCCACCATCCGCCTATACCTCCCGGATTTGCTGTACATCTCATATATGGGACTATACTTTTATCTGTTGTTCTTAAACGAGAACGAAGATATTCCCAAACATAGGATGTTGGATAATGTGTTATTTCATCAATTCCTATCCACGAAAAGGATTGTCCTTGATATCTTGTTACATCAGAATCTTTATCTAGGTAAGAAAATAAAGCAGTAGCTCCACTAGGGAATACCCACATACTTTTAGATTCTTTAAATACTGCACCCGGAAATGCTTGCGGGTAAAATTGTCTACTTTTATCTATTAATTCAGTAAGCTCAGCAATAGTCCTACGAAGCAAAAGAGCCCTATGATTAGAGCTATCAGCATAGCGGAGTAAATCAGCAAGCAACGCATAGCTTTTTCCCCCACCAGCAGCCCCGCCATATAAGACATCTTCTTCAGGACTAGCCAAGAAATCCGTTTGAGGTCCTTTATTAGGTTGAAAGACAATTGGTCTTTCTCCCATAAACCTTTGAATATCTTTAGGTGCTTCATTTAAATCTTTTTCTGTAACTACAGAATTTGTTATTGTTTTTGTTAACCGTTTTACTTTTTCTTTTGCTTTATCTGCTTTTATTTTTGCTTGTTTTGCTTTTTTTTCTGCTTCACGAACTTTTTGTTGTGCTTTTATTTTTAATTGATTATCACGTGTGTAATAATAACTTCTTTTTGGTTTCTCGGTTATCATTCTTTTTTACTAATTTTCCTTGGCAGTTCGATTTGCCATATTTCTTTTTTTTAGTTGTCATCTTTAAAATCCTTCATAAACTCATCGAAATCTTCTATAGCTTTTTTTTCGAGATTCTCTATGACATCTTCTGTTCGTCTTTCTAATATTGTTTTATAATAACCTACAATGTCAATAGGCGTAACAACCATAGCAATATCTCTGCTCACTAATCTATTTGTTCTTTTCCAATCAGCATAAACTTTATTTGCTAAACATTTAGCTACTTCTTGTAATATTTCTTCAAGATAAGTAATGTCGTCTTTTCTATTTTCTGGAATTATATTTTCTACCATAATTAATTCGGTATCTTTACAGGACCTACTTTTTTGTATGGTATGTATTCTCCATTTACTACACCCACCATTTGTCCTCTTGTTTTACCGCCTTTTATAACCTTTACTGGTTTGATAGGAATCCATTCCCCATCTATATAAGCTTTACGCATAGAGTCTTCTGGCGTAGCCTTTTCTCGTTTAGTATATTTAGCCACTAAGAATTAGGCAATAATGAATAGGCTGTATGAAGGAACGATAAAGTGCCTATAGCAATACTTAATAATAATCCTACTATCATCCATAATAATAGATTTATTTTCTTAAATTTTGGTTCTAAGTAATCTAATAATTTTTTTAATTTATCCATATAACTTTAATAATCATTTTACAAATATTTTTACATAGAATAATGCTAATAGTAATACTATAAATGCAATTATTCCAATGAACCTAAGCCAATAGAATATTTTAGTCATTCTGTGTATTAAATTACTATGTTTTTTAATTTTAATAATACCTTTCGTTTTACATCTAGGACAAGGGTTAGGTGGTATAATGCAGTAAATTAAAAAACCAGAGCCAAAACACATTTTACATATTTCATTCACGTGTTGTTGGTTTTGCACCATGAGGACCTGTGTGCCCTGCTAATTTACCTGTTTTCTTAATTGTTAAAATATCATTGATTAATCTCATAATCTTTTTTTTATGTCGTCTACCCATTTTATATTTTTAATATCCATATAAGGAGTATTATGATAGTATAAATACCTGTTACATATAATACAAGCATGCCCCAATCATCCTTTTGTATAGAAAATAAATCTATCATAGGATAAAAGGCATCATTAATTATTTCTCGAAATTTCTCCATCGTTTAGCCCATAGCCAATTTCCTAATTTAGTGTGTTGTTTCTGAATCCAATCCCAGAATCTGTTGTGATAAAATCCTTTAATCATTATAGGATGTCTTGCGTGGTTGTGTATGGTGTATCTTACCCCCATATTGTTTTTTTACAGGGTATGGATCTTTTTGGATATTTTTATCAAATCTACTATGCCCCATGCCTTTAGTTTTTACTGGTTTTGAAAATGCTCCTATAGATCTTTCATCAGCGTCTAAAAGCTTTGCTTTCTTCTGTGCTTCAGCTCTGATTTTTGGATTACTAGATACATGTTTATTAAATAATTGTTTTCCTTTTTTTTTTCCATAGTCAACTACAAGCTTAGAATATTTTTTACCTGCAGGTGTCTTTAATGCTGCATTTGCTAATCTAGTTAAACCAGTTATTGCTGCCCATATTGGTAGTCCCATTGTTATTATTCCTTTTTCGGTGGCAATACTACAATACCGTGGATTGCCCTCACGTTGTGATCTATGGTTTCTTTTTTACCTAAACCTATTCTGTTTAATATTGATTCAGCAGCTTTTATTCTCATTTCTGCTCTGGGTATGTTACCTTCATCATCCATTGCTTCAGATAATCTAGTAACTGCTTTTGCTCCATTAACTGCAAGATAATTCTCACAGCGATCTATAATTTCTTTTTGTAATGACTTCACAAGCCATTTGCGAGAATTTTCACTATATCCTGCTTCTTTTACTGATTTGGCAATATTACCGCCATTATCAAAAAGCTTATTTAGAAATATTTCTTGTTTCTCTGTTAATTCTCTTTTTGCTGGTAGATTCATCTGATTTACATTTACATCCTATTGTTTGTAACTTACTTTCAAGATGACCTGCTGTAAAATGAGTTAATTTAGAATTTTCATTTGTATGTGCAACAATCAAGTCATTTAACTTAGTTCTCAAGTCAACAACATTATCTATTAATTTTTTTGGGATTATTACATCGCCATCATCTATTTTGTAATGCATAGTTGTTTTGCTTCCTTTAGATTAGTATTTGGCTTTTCGTACAGGACCTCCGTATTGTTTTTTTTGTTTTGTACCCAGATGTTTTGTACCGCTTGCTTTACGTTCTGCTTTGAAAGATTTTAAAAAACTTTGGAATTTTTCATTTAATTCTGGATTATCATCAAGAAT